CTTCGGCAATATCTCCGGTAAGGCCAATTAACGGTGTGGCAACAACATTACCCACACTTGCAAAAGCCGCTACGCCTGTTATCGCAGCAGACCGAGCACCAACTGACACCGTACCAACAGCGCCAGCGGCTGAAACGCTTGTTATTGCAACTGTGCGACTAGAAGTTACAGAGTCAACAGAGCCTGTGGCTACAACCCCATTTTCCGGTAGGCTGTTTGTTTCAGTAACAGTGCCTGCTGAACCGGCAGCGGACACGCCTGTCAGGGCAATGCTACGTTCCGCGACTGCGACTGTACCTACAAAACCGCTGGCAAGTACACCGTTTTCAGTCGGATTATTAATTTCCGAGACTGATCCTACCGACCCCGTTGAGGATACGCCGGTAAGGGCGACAGTGACGTTGCCCCCCGCAAGCGAGGAGAACGGAGCACCTGCAAACGGGGCTATACCAAACATAGACTAAACGGCGAGTTACCCCGCCGCCCCTAGTTAGGTTGTAGCCAAGCGGATCAACGCTGTACTTGTCGTATTTGAAGGCATTGTCAAAGTGAACGTACCGGCAGTCACTGTCTGTGAACCAAAGGTGTGAACACTAATTGACTTGTTACTTTGCGTAGAGTTGTACAACAACACAGCATCAAATGCGGTAGACAAGGTTACGTTAGTGTATGTAATGCTGGCTGAAGGCGTCCAGTACGCAACACCCGCTGTAGCAGATGAATTTGTAGATGTAGGTGCAGTAGCGTTCGTCACTGTCACACCACCGGCGGTGTAGTTTGTGCCAGATACTTCGCCTGTTGAAGTGTAAACAGTAGTAGAAGCGTTAATAGTGGCAGATGCCAAATACAAAGCTGCTTTAACTGTGTCTGTAGTTGGTGAAGTCAAGCTTCCACGAGAAGTCAAAGTAACTGTACCAAGCTGTTGAGCGCCGACCAGCAGATCGCTCATGAACGAAGTGGTCATTGATTGGGTATTAGCCATGATGTGTCCTTATTAAAAAGATGCTGCTTCAGCAAACAGCGCAGGTGAAGTTTTTAAGCTGACATGGGCAGAACGGTGAACGAGTTCGCCCTCTAACCAATACTCAACCCAAGTTGTGTATTCAACGTTATTATCGACTGAACCTTCTCGCTTTTCAAGCAAAGATTCGTCCATGTCGCCTTTAGTTGTGGTTACGATTGCCATTGTTGCTCCTTAGTTAGAACTGCGAATTAAAGATGTTGTTGCGCCATTGACTGGCATGGTGACTGTAAATGTAGTCGTGGAAGTTTTATCAGAACCAAAGTCCAACACAGCTACGGATTTGTTACCTTGAGTAACGTTGTAAATCAACGCACATCTTGCGGTGATTGCTCCTGTCCACGAGATGTTTGGAAAGCCCACGTAGGCTGTGTATCCAGAGGACGACACCGTGATGGGTGTTAACTGTGCACCGCCAGCAACGTAAGTACCTGTATTAGCTATTTCGTTGGTCGTGCTGTACACAGTCGTGTCTTCATTCAAATCCGCGCTGGCTGTGTACAAAGCAATTTTGATAACGTCAGTCGTCAAGTCGTGTATGCCTTGATAAAGCTCTGCTTTAAAGCTGGTGGTTTGGGTCTGGATAATCGACATATCAAGTTACCCTCTGACGGAACTGCCCAGAACGATAAGCGTCCTGACGCTCCATACCATCACCCAGACGCTTGGCCAACGCAAGAGCTTCCATGAACTTCTGGTTGTACAGCGCCATCATGTCTTGCTCACCCTTCATGTAGGTATAAGCCTCGACCAGCGAACCGTACAAAAGCACAGAGTCAAAGTTATCGCCAAGCCATGTGGTTGAAGCTGTGACAATTGACTGTGGGTAATAGTAATAGTGCAACTCAACCGTGTAGTTAGCATCTGGCTTTGGCCCCAGAATAAATGTCAACTCGGTGGTGATCGTACTGCCGTTAACAGTTGGCCCAAACAAAGCATAATACTTTGGGAGTCCCGTATCTGTAGCTTTGGGATATGCTTGGCGAATAAAGTTTACATCTTTGTTCAGCAGATACTCATAGTTGCCATCGGCATCAATAACCGCCAAAGAATACGAGGCTAAGTAGTCATCAGGTGCTGACAAGTACGTACTGGTGGTAGATACCACGCCCGTCATGTTCTTGCGAATAGACGGAAACTGAACCGAGTTATAAATACGCTGCTCAGCTTGCTGAACAAACACGGGGATATTAGCCACGAAATCTGCTTCCGTGTTCTCCGTGTACGCTTGAATAGCAGCGCTGAGTGCGGCGTAATTCATGCCATTGGGCCTCGTGCCATAGTTCCCTTGGTCGCCGCGCCATTACCACGGGTGACGATACCGGATGTCTTAGTGGTTTCGTTACCAGCAGCTTTGCTGATGTTGCCAATAGACATATTAACGGTGTCGGCTTTACTGCGGTTTGGGGGAATACCGGGGTTCTCAGATATACCTACAGGTCTGCCATCCATTGTGTGTGGCTTGGCGTATGCAGAAGCAGGTAGATTGTTAATCTTGGCCATGTTATTTCCCCTGATTTTTAACTTTGGCCATACCGCGACCATACTGCATCATCATCTCATTGGTCTTACCGCCCTTGGCAAGCTTTGTAGGCGTTTTGCCGGGGTGCATGTTCTTCTCGTGCTTACCAATGGCGGACTTCACCATCTTCTTGTCTTGTGTCATGTCTTTCATAACTAACTCCTAAGTAACTGTTACTGTAACTGTACCAACAAACGTCGTTGCCACCAAGTAATTCTGTGTCAAAGCAACATCAAAATTACTGGCCCCACCCACAGGGTTCCAACCCCACTGAATATCCCGCGAACCACCAGTCACATAGCCAGCAGTGTTTACGCCTGCGGTAACGTATGTTGTGTCCCTGCGCGGGTTACGCACAGCCTGCGGATCATCCACTGGGTACATACCCAACTGCAACTGCGGCTGATCTGGATCCCAACACACTGGGCACACCATCAAATTGTAAAGCTTTGTCTTGATGACTTCTTTTTTCAAAGCCGTCAATTTAAACTGTTGGCCACACCTATCGCACATGGCGATACTGTTCTTACCGGATGCAAAGCGATTGCCCATTTACGTACCGCTACCAATAAACATTTGCCTTGGAACAAACCGAACCGAAGCCTTTTCACGATCTTCATCAGAAGCCAACTGCCAAGCTTCATCGTACTGTTGTTTCAAGACGGGCAGGCGCTCAGCGCCACCTTCAATCTTGAGAGCCAAGTAATAGGCTAAACCTGCCACCATACAGGGCAGGAAGCGGAAAGGCACATCCATCGTGCGTACACCACCGCCAGCATCATCAATACGGCGCATGCGCCAGTAAACAAACTGATACGTTGTGCTGTTGTCTGGGGTTGGCCAAACGGTTATAGAGGGTAAATTCTGCGTGTACACAGACACACCCGTTGAGTGTGCTGCGGCAGTTGTGCCGTTCTGCCCACGGAAGCAGTTATTAAGCACGTTGCCAGAGATGTAGCCGTACTGTACAGTCTCGTTTTCAATCAACAAGAACCCTGTAGCGGGTAATCCGGCAGTAGAAGTCAACGTAATTGTGGTGGCTGTAGCCGTGATTCCACCATTTAAAGTGGTGCCAATAGAAGAAGTCTGACCATCCAAACGCTGATACCACACCTGAATTGGTCGGGCTTGTTGCAGTTTGTTGGGGATCGTAGCGTAGGTAGAAACACTAATACGTGTGATAGTCAGGTCAGCCTGCGTAGATGCGCTACCCGCGCCCGTACGAATCACATGTTCAAGTAGATCCACTGTATCTACGGGTAGCGCGTAGTTGTTTAAACCCGGAGTCAGGTTGATTGTCCCCTGCTCAAACGTCCACATGTTGACGCCACGGTTTGCCCAATCAGCAAACATCAAGTTCAATGAACGACGGGCTGTACGTAAATCGTAGCCCGTACGCAACTCCGAACCGGCGCGTTCAAACGCTTCCTCAACCAATTCAGTAAGGTCAAGGTTAAACGCTGTGGTTCCTGAAGTGGTCATCTAAATCCTGCCGTTTTCTTTGCAATCGTTTTGGGCTGTGCTACGAATTGTTTTCCGGCTTTTTTGCCAGCACGTTTCGCACGCGTTGTCGCAGCGTACTCAGCAGGGCTGAGACTTTTAATCGCAGCACTAGGAAGGTATCTTTCACCAGTGTCAGAAGATTTTTTACCACTTTTGGTTCTCCATTTTTGGTCGCCCCAGTCTTTCAATGATTTCTGAGGCGCTTTCAATCTCGGTAACCC